ATGTTAAGTGACTCTAAAATTAGAAGTGCAAAACCAAAAGAAAAGCTTTATCGAATTGGTGATTCGGATGGTTTATGTATTGAAATTAAACCTAATGGAAAGAAGTATTGGCGCTATCGTTTCCAGTGGCTTAAAAAAACTCAAATGATGAGTTTAGGCGAGTACCCTATTGTGGGATTAGCCGAAGCTCGTACAAAAAGAGATGAAGCTAAATCTTTAGTAGCAAGCGGTATAAATCCAGTTGAAGAAAAAGAAAATCAAAAAAAAGCTAAATCTGATGAATATGAAAATAGAGTTCTCTTTAAACATGTTGCTGCAGAATATAAAGCTGAAAAACTAAAAAATCGTTCAGAAAGATATCAAGAAGCTTTTCAACGTGCTTTAGATAAAGATATTTTAAAAGTTATTGGTGATAAGGATATTAAAGAGGTTACCTCAGCAGACGTTTTGACAATTATGAAAAAGACGATTGCGCGAGTTAAGCGTCAAAAAAACCATGGTACTGGCGAAGTATCAGCAATCCAAAATCGTACTTTTATTGGTGGTGTAATGCGTTATGCAATCGCTACACTTAGAGCTGAGTATGACCCAACGTATGCAGTTAAAAACGTTGTTGAGCGTCCTGAAATAGAACATGCCAGACCAATGGAAAAACATGAAGCTGTGCAACTCAGGAATAAATTAAATAGTTATGGTGGATCTACTACAGTTAAAAATGCTGGTCTTGTAATGCTCTACTCAATGCTTAGGACTATCGAGATCCGTCGCATGAAATGGGAATATGTCGATTTTGAAGAAAGAACAATCACCTTTCCAAAAGAGATGATGAAAAAGAAACGTATTCATATCGTTCCTATGTCCGATCAAGTTTTTAATATTCTTCAAGAGCAACGCAATATTGTTGGAAATCGTGAATATGTTTTCCCAGCAATTTATCAAGATGGAATGCTCTCAGCTACTACATTGAACAAAATGCTTGATTATATTGGTTTGTCTGATGTAACAGCTCATGATTTTCGCGCTACAGCATCCACATTACTAAATGAAAAAGATTACGATGATAAATGGATTGAAAAACAACTAGCCCATGCGGATGGAAATAAAACCAGAGCTACATATAACCATGCAAAATATCTTGAAAGCAGACGAAAAATGCTACAAGACTGGGCTAATATCGTAGATAGTTGGGCTAATTAATAGGTGGTCTATGTGCGCTAATTATGAACCTATATCAAAAGACCGAGTACATCTACTAGATTTGCTTGAGCCGACATTTGAATATAAAAATGATGTTTATCCTGGTTACGACTGCCCTCTTATTTTTTCTAAATATGGCCATATAGAATGCAGATTTAACATCTGAAATTGTTATGTTTTATGCCTTGTTAGAATCTGTTTTAATCGACACAAATTCAAATGGCCTACTAAACAATCCTGCTTATTCGAGTATAGAAGCTTATAAAGAAACCTATTCAATTCTTAATGAAGCGATAACCTTAGGAAAAAAGATTACAAAAATTGAATAATAGGCCCTCCTTAAATAGCATTAGTGCTAATTTTCATATTTTGTGTAAGCAATATATCCTAAAGACAGTCAACAAAAAAATAGAAAGAATATTTTACAGTGGGTATCAGTAATGAACTAGGTCGTATTTGGTCATTGAGCCGAGATTGATTGAGTAGATTTTTTCCAGAGAGAAGAACTTTTATCAATAAAATTAATATTTTATTGATCATACCCTATTGGAAATAGATTAAAAAAATATAGAATACATTATTCAAAAAAATGAATTACTTAACATATCTTTTGAAATCACAACAATGGAGTTTTTCTTTTGAAAGAAATAATGCATAACGGTTACAAAGAATTTTTAGTGTCTTTTGATGAATTTAAGGAAGTTCTCAAACCTGAAAATAAAATGAAATTGGCAGAAAAAACTGGTTCAGCAAATCATAATTTCATTTACCGAGGACAATCAAATTCAACGCATGAATTAGTTCCATCTTTATATAGAAATGTATTTGCTCACTCAACTCTATCAAACTCATATAATGATCTGTGTTTTTTACAACTAACTTATTTAAAAACATTTGTTAAAGGGTGTGATATTAATGCAGTCTCAATTCCAAATGATTCTTATATTTTTAGAACTGAAACACTAAATGAGTGTCATGATAAAGTATTCTTGAACCCATCAAGTTGGCCACAGAGACAACTATTCGAGTTGCTAGCTTTTGCACAACATTATGGATATCCGACCGAGTTACTTGACTGGAGTTACAACCCTTTAGTTGCTATGTATTTTGCTGCTACAGGTGTGATCAATGGTAGTTCAAATTTAGAAGATAGCTTTTCAATATGGGTTATAGATACAGAAAAGAAAAATTTATTGAATAGTAGTGATAAATTAAATTTCGAAATAATAGATGTACCAAGGGCCCATAATATTAATATATCTTCTCAGGAAGGTTGTTTCACTCTAGTAAGACAAACATTAGATGCTAGAGCAAATCTCACACATCAAAGTTTTAAAATCACTGAGTTAAAATTAATTTCAGATTTAATGCATGAAAAACAAGTAAGTGGTCTTTTTAAATTTACTATCAAAAACTCAGAAGTCTTAAAAGTACTTGAATTCTGTGAAGATTATTCTATTAATGCTGCAAAACTTTTCCGAGGACCATATGGTGCAGCGAAGTATGCAACAGAGTCAATATCTGCCGCTAAATTTGCGAGTAAACATAATCTTCAAATCAGAGGTTGTATCCCTATTTGATAAGACAGAGCAATAAGATGTCATTATGAATGAAAGAGTTTATATATTGTTAGATGGGTATAAAAGCTGTGCACTCTATTATTAGAATGCACAGCAAATATAAGAATTATAGGGAAATTCGATTGTTAATCCAGCCATAAAAAAACTGTTCCTGACTAGGATTTCGCTCACAGATTTCGATGTAGCGCTGGCCTTGCATGATATTAAGAACACGCACCAGGACTTTTTCGCCGTCTTTTCCACGCTTGGCCAGATAAGTTTTGAGTGCACTAAGAGTTGCTGGACCATAAATTCCGTCAACTGTTAAATCTGGCCAACCTGCTTTACCTTGGTTATTAAGCAAGTTCAAAGCTCGTTGTAAAAGTGGTTTTGCAAAGCCGGTACCGCAATTCACACCAGTATCTAAAAGTTCTTCAGCTACAGCAGAGGAAATTGCATTAACCTGATCAAAACGTGGAGCAGTCCAATAGTTTTTGCGATAAATTGCTTTGGCCACATCCAGAGGTAAATCTCGCATACTACCTTTGAATCCATTTGCTCGAGCAACTGCTTCAGTAATTCCATACTTAGTTGCACCGCCGCGATCAGCTGGGTTATTTACATACCCGCCTTCACGCTTAATCAATTCATCAAGATATTGTTCAATGTTCATTTCACTTTCCTTTAGATAATAAAAAACCGCCCGAAGGCGGCATTAGCTGTTTTCAATGTCTTTTCTGGCTTTCTTAAACTCTTTGATCACTTCAACGATCGTTTTACCTTCCTGCTTATCAATGAAGTTAAAGATCCAACGGACCAAAGCCCAACCGGGTAATCCACATACAAAGAAGAATCCACCAAGTGCAATCATCCCCCATACATCAGTAACCCATTCATGAAGCCCCCACTTCACTATAATGAATGAGCCGCCAGCAAGGCTTGATACAACTGTGCAGATCAAGCCTACACCCCACTCTTGTGGTGAGCGTGGCATTCGTGTCATCAATACAACTGCTGCAACTAAAGCAACCGCTAAAGTCACCATAATTGCTGCACCATAAAATTTTAAAATTGCTGTTAAACCGCTAGTTGAAACAGGTTCCATGCCTTTTACTCCAGATCATAGGCAAAAAAAAGCACCCATTTGGGTGCTAACGTATTAATTTAAATTAAGCTTCAGAAGTACTTTGAGTAATCTGATTTGAATAGTTCCATACCGTATCTTTCCACACATCACGAGCAGCAACACGAATGTAATATGGCGTTGTCGCTTGCAAACCTCCGATCGTAGTCGTTACATCCATACCCGTCCATGTTGGCGGCGTTTGTATTGGATCAAAATTAGGGGTAGTGCTTAGCCATACTGCATAATCTTTCAGATCCGGAACTTCACTAGGTATCCAGCTTACAGTGATCGAGTTGGATGTAGCAGATGTATAAATATTAGTTAATAACGGCGGTACCGGATTACTAATACTTAATTCAGCAAAGGTGCTGATCTGCCCACCATTTTTACTAGCTACCCGAATTGTATAAGCACGACCTAAGCCATCCTGTTTAGCCTCTTCTATTGAATAGCTATAATCCGTATTCGTTGTATCAACTTGACGAATCATTGCACCATTCGACCAGACTTGAACACGATAGCCATCTGCACCGGTTGCGCTTTGCCACTGAACTTTAAATGTAGTGCCAACAAATGGTGATTGTAGTGAGAGTCCTTTTACTCCCGCTGGACGCCCACCACTCAACGTATAGCTAAACGCCGTGACCTCGTCTAAAGTTTGTTCTTTACGCTCAAGACCATTAAAGCTGGTGAATTTTAAATAGATCTGTTTACCGATCAGATTTTCATTAAAGCTATATTCAAAAATTGCTTTATCTAATCGCACAAACTGCTCACCAGCATTATGGCTTTGTGCATCATCAAAACGTCCACGTAAAACGTCACTCAAAGTATATAAACCCGAACCATTTAAAGTGGCCATTTGATAATTAAAGTACTCATCGCCAACTTTACATAGTGTTTGATCTGCTTGAGCATCTTCCTGTGTTCCGCTGAAGATCTGACTTGCCGTATTAAGCTCTACTTGTAATGCCGTATCATCTGCATCAATCGCCGTGACAAGCTGGCCATAACGTGCAGAACCATAAATGGTGCCAATCATTTCATAAGTCGTATTATCAAGACTGGCCCACACGTTACAGCCACCCCAATTAACGCCACCTGAAACTGCCACCCAAACTTGACTCTTACCATCTGTAAGTTCTAAAGGTGGTTCAAATATAGCTGGAGCGTTTACGTTACCTGGTGCTTCATTACCACCTTGATAGCCATTTGATGCTTGCAGGTCATATTCAATAGCAGATCTTGAACCTATGGCCAGTTCTTCAGCCGTAATAGTCAAACGCCCTTCTTCATCCTCTTCAACTCGTGTAATCCGAACAGGAAACTTAACTAGACCTAATGCTGCATCAGTGAGAGTGACTATATCCATTGGCTCTAGTCGGCAGTACTTCCAACCTAAATCAAACTCGTACTCATTTCGTACATACAATAATCGCTGTAATCGAAGTTGAGCGGCATGGCGGGCAATTTTAGGCTCACAAAAGAAATGGTTTTCTACTGGATCTTCAGTTCGTAAACCAAACATCTCAATATTTGCCTGATCCTTTGCTTCCGTTGTTTCAGTGTTGTACTGGTTATATCGATTAACATACTCAAGCTGAACATGATTATATGCATCAGTATCACGACTACGGCGAACCCGTACTGGTTCTTCATCACCTATAAAGTCATCATCAGTTAAGTGATAAACCGGTGTGAGATCCGGAGTAAATGTCACGCCATTTCCAGTAATTGCAGAGTCACCAAATGAACGGATCTTTAAACCATCAGGACTTGGCACCACAGCACAATTTACTGCTTCGACTATCTCATTAATTGTTTCATAAGCTGGGCGTTGTTCAGTAAAGGCTGGGCTAATTAAGAGATTGGCCGCACGACAATAGGTCCGAAATTCTCCTAAATCCGCCATATTTAAATTAGGCGCAGCACCATACCGTGGGTGAGTAATAAAGTCTTCAATTACATCAGCAGGATTAGCATCATCAATGGTATCCGACAAAGTAATGGTGCTGATCACTTCAAAGTTATGGTTTGAAAGACTGGCACTATTACCCATCTCGTAATTGGCAGCAGCCACATATCCAAGATAAGGATAGTTAATGGCTTGGTCTGGATGTTTTGAGACTAGCCATCCCCACGGAGGATTATTATTCCCATCAAATAGTTCAAACTTTAACTGATCGATGGGATCTAAAGTAATAGATCCTTCCTGCTTTGGTACATACTGCTCTTTGTCTACCCAGATTAGTCCGATCTTTTTAATCTGGTTCTCACATAACCCAAGCATGAGGGAGGCACTATAACTAAAGGTCGTATTACTAGTTTTAGTGCCTCCTCCTTTGCCACCAGACTTTTGAACCGTGGTATGTGGCGTAGCGATAAAATCTCCGTACCAGAACATATTAGCGGCAACACGAGTTTTCCCGTAAACCAAAGGCTGACAAAGCCCATAAGCCGATTGCTGGATACGCATTGAATTAATACGTGTATCTGACGTACTAATTGTTGTACTACCAAAAACACCACTCATTCTTTTAGCCTCTTCATACGAAAAAACCCGGCAATACGCCGGGCTAAACTTCCTTTTGTTCCATCTTGGATAATGACTCCCTGATGGATATAACTATGAATCACCTGTGGCCATTCAATGACAATCGCACCATGACTGATACACTTGCCGAAGTGATATAAAACAATATCACCCGGTTGTGGTGGACCTTCAATCGGATCACATACACTTAAAATGAGTTCTAAATAACGTTGTCCCATCTGGTGCATGTGCCAGTCAGGTGGATATGGCCGTGGATCTAAATGATCCATGAGTCCTACCTTCTCGTAGACCTCACAGATTAAAGTTCCGCAATCTACTCCAACACCCTTAACTCGGCCTTGGTGATGATATGGTGTGCCGAGCCATGTTATGGCTTCTTTAACTGCATCTAAATTTTTCATGCGATAGTCCAGAAATAGTTTAGCCATGGCTTATTTCTTAAATATTTTTAATACTCCTGTCGAGATGTTTACAGCATTAGCTGTTGGATTATTATGAACAACCCTGACCTTTCCGTCCTCAACGACTGAAAAAGTAAGTGTAGTTCCTGCTAATTCAAAATCTCGCGTGAAGCTATATTTAACAATATCGCCAACCATATAAGATGGAGCATTGAAATCGTAAGACTTGCTAGTGAAGGCAAGTAAATTATCAGGGTTCCAATTACCAAACCAATCTGCTTCAGCCGGTTTATAATCAAAATACGCATCCATGTAATCCATTTTTTTAGAAAACATTGTAAAAATACGTGGCATATCATTTTCACGACCATACCCCCAACGAACTGCATCTTTATGACGAGTAGCAGTAGCAACACGGTTTGCATATTTAGCATGATATTCATGAATTTTTGCCATGCTTAACACACCGCTAGATCTTAATTCAGACCATCTGGACTTCATTTCCGCAAGCATTTCACTGAAGAAAAACTTAAAGAATAGATTGCTTTGGTTAGAGATCATGGTGTGGCACACCGTATAGCCACGGTCTGTTGCATGATCAAGGTCATAAATCATTGCATGCCAAACATTAGCATCCCATGTCGCGACCATCATATTATTGGTTAAACCATCCCATTGATCTGTCAACTCAACGTGCAGGATATAATCCAACCAACTGTTTAAGTTGATATATTGTTGATAAGTTGACTTCAATGTTTTAGTTCCATCAAAAACTGATCTAATCCAGTTAAAGTAGCGATCCAAACTTGCTTGTACGACACTATCATCCACTGAATCATCGCCTTCTGAATAGGTTTTGATGCTAGGATTTCTCAGCTCCCAATTCGCTAGTGAGATATTTGACCAACTGAATGGAATTGATGCATTCATTGTAGGGTCTGCTTGAAGCATAATGTGGTTTTTATTGGATTTCACCATCGCATATTGCTCACGTTTCTTTTTCATACGCAATGTGTAAATTCCGTAAAATACCTCGCCGCAATACAACTCTGTGACTAACCCCTTCGGATGACATAGTGCATCTGTAAACCAAAGCGGTAACGTTTGATTATCTAATGCCTCTTTACCAACAATCATATTATATGGATAAGGTTCATGCTTTCGCATTGCAACCCATAACTCATAGTTTGCCTCGTTTCTAAAATGCGTTGCATCAACACCTTGACCTTTTAGAACAAGATTATCTTGAGCTAACCAATCACCGATTTTCACATCAATTGAGTCGGATCCATCTTGGTTTAAATAATCCATATCCCAATTCTTTTTAGGTAATGTAGCTGAACCTGTCCCTTGAACAGTGAAGTCACAATTTACAGTATTTAGGATTTGATCTCCTAACTTGAATTGAGCAAGACCACGAACTGTTGTTTCTTTGGTTGAGTCATATGGCAACAAAACATTAGCAAGATTAATCCGCAATGCCGGTGTTTCTGGCAAATAAACTACAGTTTGATTTGTTGGAACAGCCTCGCGATTCCACTGATCATTAGTCAATTCAACAATACTATGATTAGATTCAGGCGCATAAATATCGTTATAGACACTTGGCACAATAATGTAACCATCCGCTGGTGCTTCAAAGTAGAATTGAGCACCTTGTCCATGAACTAGCACACGAGGATTGTCGTCTACATCTGTGAAGAAAATAGAATTCATTTCTCTTGTTTCTATATCAAAAAACCAAGTTTGAGCAGACGTTAAATAACCAGAAACATTCCGGTTAATTTTATATTTTTTCCCCTTAATTACAGGTGAAAATTTTAAACTTGCATCATTATTTGATAAAACATACTGCGGATTGCCGGCATTATTTTTAAAAACATAATACTGACGAATATATGTCTCCATATCTCCATTGGGCTTAAAATCATTCTTATGCTGTATTTTAAAAGGAATATAGTCCAATAAGTTTCTTACACCTTTTGCAACATTAGTAGATGAGTATTTCCCACTAAGATCACTTAAATAATAAGGTCTAGACCAAAGAACATAGCCCGTTTTTTTAACTAACACAGTCTGTTTTGCGTACCCTTGAGTACCAATAACAATATCTTTTGGATCAACCGCTTCAGGCGTCCAACCCGGTATCTGCGTTGCAGAGCTTGTAAATGACGATAAATCTCCACCATCAAAATTTGTTGATGCTATATCGACGTACATTGTTGGACATGGATAACAAATAACTTCATCTTTAAAAACCAAAATAGGCTTAAGACCAATCTCCGTATTACTAATTAATGAGATAGTTGTGTAAGTTAATTTGCACAAAGCAGCTAAATTGCCTTTTAATAACTCTTCACGCTTTTCTATGTATTGCTCACGACTAATGATTTTAGCCCGCGCAACCTGCTTAAAAACTTCATTACGACGATCTACACACAAATATATCAGGGTGTCTTGATCCTCATTACAGTAATATGATGTAGATTCAACAGGATTCCACCAGCGAGTTAAATCAATTGTGTTATTTAATAAACTTAACCGAACATCTTCTGTAACTGAATCCAAGTTATAAACATTAAAACTGTTTGTATCCACATCCAATTTATCCAATTCAAATGCATGCATATGTATTGGCATAGCAATTTTAGAGGTAAATTCTAGAATATCCCCTTTCTTCAGGATAAATGGCTGTGAAACAAAGTTCCCGTAATTGGGCTGCACATAACTCGCACTATTTGGCACCAACCCCCGTTGACTTGCTTTGTTTACAAATAACCCAGACATAGTATTAACAGAACTTCCAAAAATTGAAGCATCTAACCACTCTATTTGATCTTCATTTTTAAAATACTCGCGCTCATACGAAACAGGCTGATCCGTGAAAGCTATCGCAAAAAGACTTGCAACCTCTGAACTTTGTTGAATATACAAATATCCAGATTGTGGAATTTGAATATTTACATTAGCAACAGGATTAACGTTAGTTTGATAACATGTTACTTCATTGAGTGTTAACCTAATAGATTGCAAGTATTTATCATTAGAGTCCGTTAGAAAAAGCATATTTGCAGCATTAACACGCGAACCAATAATATGGAAATATTGACCTGCTACAACAGGCACTTTAAAAATACTCGTTTGCCATGATGTATCAAACACCATGGGATTACCGGGTGTTTGACGCGACTCATTCACTGTAGTAAAAAATGAAGTTACACTTGGCGTGTACCATTTTTGCTCTAACGCTTTAAATAAGTTTTTAGGTGCAACGTACAGATTTTCTAAAGACGAAAACTCATTTTGTTTGACAATAAAAGCACTTATTTCTCCGAAAATCGGACTCGCTTCAACAGGATTTAACCACAGTCCTTTCGGTGCAGTAATACGTACATAGCCATCTGCTGGTGCAATTCCTGATATAAAAAATGAATTTTCTTGTTGATCACCATATGCTTTTTGTCTTTGTCTTTCCAAATTCGTTTTTTTAATAGGATTAGCTATCTGGCTTGGCTTACCATGTGCCAAAGTTCCTACGTAGATTTGATTTGTGTTAAAAAAAGTAATCGGCGTGTAATGATAATCGTGGTAAGTTGGCACATATACACAAATACAATCGCCTTTATTAACTTTAATAAAATCAGTTGTATATAGTGGATCAAATTGTAGAAGTTTACCATTCTCTCCAGCGACAGAAGAAGAATAAACAACTTGCCCAACAAAAGAAAAATCATCTTGAGATATAAATTTGTTTATAGAGAATCCATTTAAGGCTCTATTAAGCGAGTTAACCACTTCAAAGCTAGTATTTTTTACATCAAACTTTGAGCTAACGACTGGAAGCTCAGAAGCATACATTGATGTAACTTGACTTGATAAAGAAGGGTTAGCTACAAACCCACCCCACGATGCACCATTATTAACCAAAAGATCGATAATATGCGAACCCTTCGTTAATTCGAACGAAACATTAGATTGTGTTGAAGTGCCTGTTTGAACATGTACATTCACACCATCCACAAAAATACTCACCGCATCATCAACCATAAAACTATCAAAGTTGATTACAGTATTATCTTCCACAGTAACAATACTTCTAAAAATCATATTGGTGTATGGATAAGTTAAACGAGTTTCCGCAGATACATCGTTCACAAATCCTTTGAAAACTATTGGATTTTTATAAAGATCAGAAAAATCAGTTTTTTGGACATACGCATCTTGTGGGGTATCAAAAACAATTACAGCCCACTTATTTTTTTGATTTGTATCAGCCAGTCCCGACAATCCAATTAACTGTGCAGTATTTATAAATTTTTTAAAATCTTCATTCGAAGCTACGCCCGTCTGAAGGTATTGAATCAACTGAGACATCGCATTTTTAAATCCTGCCTCGGTCACATCACTCGCTATAAATTGTTGGATACTTGGTAAAGGCATTTTCTCACCCCATAAAAAAACCCGCATTCAGCGGGTATGGATTAATACAAATTTGATTAAACTGCGGTTTCAGGTACTGGTATAAATGGCGCACCACGGAAACGAGCGAAGTTATTGAAACGGTTCTGGCAAGTCTCAAGTCGCTTATCACACCCTGGATAAACTTTAATTCGTTGCCCTGCCTGCGGTGCTTCCAGCAATGGCAAAGTCAATAACAAAGCACCTGATTCATGCATGCGAATCGTCCGTTTTAGACCAGCATTGCCACCGTCTAAGAACTCAATCACACCTTGCGTAAACCAACCTTGAGGTTGGCTTAAATCACACAGAATTCTGTTAGGTGTACTATTCGCTCCAATAGTAGTATTAGCGGCAAAGTCAGCACTTTGTAATCCACAAGCACTATCAAACAAGGTGTTTAAGCAACCTGGTTGATAAAGGTTGCGTGGCATCTGAAGTTTTAATCCATCAACATCCGAAACCACACTGGCTTTAATTTCGTAACGGTCAAACTCTGGCTCTACAATTCGACCTACAAATAAAACCAATGTGCCAGCACTTGTATCAGTTGGTGTCTGAGCATCCATAAAGATACGTTCTAATTTAAACCGTGCACCATCGAGTACGCCATTATGAAATGCTTGAGCCACTGGCACTTCACCAAATTTAGTACTCTCATTAGTACCAATCGTGATAGATAAATTATCTACTTCAATGCCCAAAGAAAGACTAATACCCTCACGGCTTATAATTGGACCTTGTGACGAAAATACTTTACCGCCCACGGTTAAATCAAAGTCATAATTTGTAAATCGATACTCAATGCCTTGAATAGTGGTTATTGTATAAAGATCTGCCATGATGAATTGATTAGCATCTAATAAGGCAATAAGTTTCGGGGATGCTTGTCTCATATCTTATTTCCTAGTGAACCAATCAATTCAACCTTTCCGGCTTTCCACAACTTGTCCATAAAGTTGACAAACTCTTGCTCATCATCTTTAAAGCGGCATCGATAATAGAATGTTCCTGAAACAGTGACTTCGATACCTTCTTCAACCGGTTCGGAAACTTCATACTTACCATCTGGAGTAATTTGTGCTGTTGCCTTACTCCACATGAGTTTTTCAGTATTTGCGCTCCACATATTTTTACTAGCCAACTTATTCCACATGTTGGGATCAACATTTCCAATGATCTTGGCTTCAGTATTATTTAATGGAATCTGACTGGTATAGAGTGTTTTATAAAGCTGAAAAGATGTCGTTATACCATCGCCTGTAAAAGTGCAGTTAAACTCAAAATCATCTGGCATTTTGAAAAGAAACGAATCAAAAGCACCACGGCGCTCTAAAAAGAAACCCTCTAACTGTTGAAACTCTTTTCTTCCTTTGTTTTCCCGTAAAAACGCATAGGACATTGAAATTTCATACTTGGGTACAGCCTGATAACTTGCCCGTAATTCACGACCATTTATGGATGTCATAATTTTGGTATTAAAAATGGGACTCTTTGACAAGTCCCACCCTAAACCGGGTAATTCGGGGTATAAAATATCTGACAAAGTTGTCTCCTTATTTCCCAAAACTGCGGTTATAGCCTTTAAGTCCACCAGCCAAATCACGGCCATGTTTCTTCATAAAGTCTCTAACTCCTTTGGCATCAATGGCACTAATGTTGAAAACAGTGGTACCACCTCCCCCACCTTCAGCAACCGCAGCAGCTCCAAAACTTGCCCCATTGCGTAATGCGTTACCCATTTCACGAATGGTATTTGCATGTTGAGAAGGTAAAACCATCTCATCTTCATGAAGCTGTGTAATTGGATTTACACCTGAAGGAATGTCGTAACCGCCTCGAGCAGATTTGATCTTGCCCGCTAGACCAGCAACCAAACCAAAAGCAGCCGCACCAGCACCAACGGCTAAAATTGGACCGACATATGGAATTGCAACCATGGCTTTAAAAGCTCCGGCCATTGCCTCCCATGCAGACATCATGATGCCTTTGATAGCTTCAGCTGCTTTTAAGCCTAAACGTGCTAAACCACCTGCTGCTGTAACGCTGGTACGTGTTGCTTCACCTGCAATGGTTGCCCCTGTTTGAGCAGCTTGGCCAGAAGCTTCTGCTGCTGTTTCAGCACCGACAAAGCCAAGTTTACGAGCCAATTTAATGGCTTGGATTCTTAGCCATCCTTGCAACTCTTTAGTAGCTGTTTGCAAGGCAAATGCTCCCATGTCAGCAAGCACTGCTTTAGTTGCGTTACTCCAAGTGAGGGTACCATTCATAAGAGACTGAATGCCCTGATCCCAAAGGTTAGAAAGACGAGAAGTAAACCCACCGAACTTAGCCTCAAAGTCTTTCATTTCCGCATCACTGATTAAGCCCATAGACTTAGTGTCAGCAACTTTCTGGTCTGTCTCTAAATCAGAAATGTTGTTTGTGATTTGGTTTTGATTGCCCTGTTTGCCAGTAATACCGGTTTGCTCATTCTCAAGTGCTAAACGCTCTAAAAGACCTTGCCGCTTAATTTCGCGTAACTGATCTTCTAGCTGTTTTTCCAACTGAACTTTACGGACATTTGAAATTTTCTTGGCATCATATTCAGCTTGGATCCGTGCAGCTTCGATTTCATAAAGTCGTTGTGCTTGCTGTTGATAATTGTCTATTTGTTCTTCACGAGCTTTTTTGTATTCCTCAAACTCTTTTAAACGAATAGCAATGATCTTGTCTGAAGCATCCTTTTCGGCTTTGACTTTTGCAGCTGCTTTTTCATCGGCAGTCATCTTGGATTTTTCAATCTCATCTAATGCCTTTTGCAGATCTAAAGCGACTTTCTTTTCTTCGGATGCATATTTATACCGAATATCGGCAAGTGCTTTAGCTGCTTGTTCAGCTTGGCGCTGACGCTCTTTAGCTTCCTGCTCAGCCTTAGATTTAGCTGATGATTTAGAACCGCCTTTCTCGTCTTTTTCACCAGTACCTATACCTAATTTTGTATTAGGTGGTGCAGTTCCTAAGCCAAGCTTAGGTGGTTTTGGCGGCTCGACTGGTTTGGTCGGATCCTTAAACACATAGTTGGTAATCTTCTGATTACCCGCTGTAGTAACCTCAAGAATTCGCTTTCCTGCTGTGACAAGTGAATTGGCTGCTGTAGTGGCTCCCGCATTCCAAGAGTTTTTCAGGTCTGCCATGCGGCCCTTCATTTGATTAGTGTATCGATCAGTAATACTACCAAGCTGAGATAAACCACCCTCCCATGCAGCTTTTGCACCTGAGAAGTTAAAATGGAGGATATTATTTACAACGCTACCAAATGTTTGAAACTTAACTTGTAGAACATCCAAGCCGTACTGGATAGTGCTACGAACCATATCAAAGCCAGCCATAAGGCCATTAAATGCAATAATTAATGCTTGGCAGACCGTAACAACAACGGCACGAATGATTGCAAAAGCAGATTGCACGCCTACCTGAAAGCCCGTAACTACTACACCTAATGCTCGTAGTACTACAGATATAGCATCCATAAAGCCTATCTGTTTATTCGCATCGTCTCCAATGCTTCCAGTCAAGTCACTCCAGATTGCCCCGATCGTTGTGAACTGCTCACTCAGAATGCTAAATAGGCTTTCAAAAATACCAATAATCGATTTAATTGAATCATCAATGGCATCCTTAGAATCAACCGCAAAAGTTAAAAATTGATTGGCTAATTCAGTCAGGGATGGAGCTGCTTGTGCTGCAATTCGGGTTAATACTCCTTGAAGTGTTGTTTGGACAGTCTCAAGGGACGTATTAAATTCTTTGGTAGCAGCTATGGCATCATCACTCATGATTACGCCTAGATCATGAGCCTGTTTAGCATACTCTTTTAATTTTTGACCGTTGTTATCCAATAATGGAGCTAATAATGTTGCATCGTTCGCAATGGCTTCCATATAGAAAGTCATTTCAGCCTGTGAAACATTGGCTTTTTGCAAAGTCTGGTAGTACTTTTCTAGGATTTGCGGACCAGATAAGCCTTTAAATTGTTGGGCAGTGACACCGACTTTTGGCGCGATCTTCTCAAAGAAATCGGCCATCTCACCACCACCAGTTTGCATGAAGTCACCAAACTTATCGTTTACATCTTTCATGATGTCCGATAGCTTGTCCTGCTCCACGTTTACTTTTTTGGCAGCAAATGCCCATTCTTGAAATTCTAAAGTATTCGAGTTTGCTAATCGGGCTTGAATCTCTAACTCTTTTGAAGCCTTACCCACTGCAGATACAAGATCAGGAATTGCTGCAACCGCTTCCGCTGCACTTCTAGCAATCTCTTGGCCAATACCAAGAAAAAAACCGCCTCTGACTAAAGATAGGCCATTAGTCAGCGAGCTCTTAATATCATTGCCTACTGTCTTAAACTTATCAGAAAGGTTTGAGGCAAAGCCATTTAGCTCTGACCGTAGATTAGAAAGATCAAGTTTAAAATCAATGTTATGCCCAGTACTTTCAATCTTCTTCGCGGAATCTGAAACTATTTTTTCTGCATCTTGCATACCTTCCTTTAACTCGGAAGTTTTAGCACCAACATGCACTTCGACACGGTTATTATTTGCCATACACACCTCATAGGCATAAAAAAACCTTGCCGATGCAAGGTAAATTTGAAAAATAAAAAACCCCGTGTGAACGGGGTTATTTTCTAAAGAATATTTATTGAATTACAACTAAGTCAGTTATTCCACAACCTGACGATGCAGCTTGAGAATGTATAAATCCCATATTAAATTGTTTGACTGTTTTAGTTTCACCAGCTTTAACAATCTCATAAATTACTCGGCTATTGCTGTCGATCTTTGTTTTACTATTAGAATAGTGCTCACACTCTACAGTGATATCTTTAATGTCATATTTACTATTATTTTTGATTTTAAAATCAACCAACATGACACTATCAAAACCACCTTTTGACCAATCATAATCAAGTACAGTATTTTTTAATGCATCTTCTTTAGGTGACAATTCTCTAGTGCTACTTGATGAAGAAGATCCCTCTCCACCACCAGCAATAATGCCAATAATAAATAGAATAACAAATCCTAGAAAGATCCATTTTAATAAGGAGCGTTTTTTAACTTTTGCTCCACAACTTGGACAATTTTTAGCTTGAGTACTAACTTGTGCCCCACACTCTTTACAATTTGTTAAAGCCATTGATTTATCCTTATAAAGTTTAATCAACAAACTTTAACCAACGCTTACAAATAATGCAAACAGGGCAGCCTCAACCACCCTGTGGAAAATTCGACAAAACTTCCAGCATATCGTCCTCGTCATCATCTGAAACGGTGATAGCTTGCGGAGTTTCATCAATTCCCATAAATGCTTCCAAAATACGGCAAAGCCGTTGTATCCCAATATGCGCGGGAGGGTTACTTTGCTGATACGCACTTAATGCTCTTAATCTAGGCAGGTCCATTTCATTACGCACATAGTCGTAATCTTTACCCATCGTTAACACTAAATGCGTGTACAGCTCCTCCCAGTTTATTCCCCCGAGCTTTCACCTGCGGGTTTACCTGTATATTCCAAGCCAGATGTTTTAGTTACTAGGGCTAAAACTTCTTCCATGTTTGCCATGTCTAAAAGCTCATCCGAAACATATTCACGGGTAATATCCGGGTAATTCCGTTTTAAACAAATATGAGCCATATCCACAATGACGGAAACAGGCACATCATTTGAGCTTAACTGTTCTTGGAAACGCTCAAGTGTACCCAATGGTGCCGGAGCAAAAATCCAAGTCTGACCAGCAATCTCTTTACTATTACCACGTGGGTTATCAACTTGCTTAAATTGCATTTGGCATTACTCCGATAAATCGATTTTGAAAACACGGTTAAGATCATCAGCCATAGGCTGGAATTCAAACTCAGGAATATCGTAATCGTCCTGTTTTGAACTGAATCCAAGTTTGTTACTGGTGCAACGGAAGAAATTCATGTGCATGAACTTGCCTTTGTAGTCACGTTGCAGGTCAACGGCAAACTCTGGCGTATAACCCATATCTAGGTTAGATACAGTGATTGACTTAGCACCCGCTACCATTGCTGAATAACGGAAGTTAATAAATACCGCTTTACCTGCATCGGCAGCAGCAAATGTATAAGCACCGGTTGCCGCATCTACACTGTATTGCCCTGTTGTTGGCGCTGAAGCTACACGTTTAAGTGGGATTGCTTTCGCATCCGTTACGCCTAGATCCTTTACATATGTACCGCTGTTAGGAACAACTGGTGTAACAGTACCACCAGCCGGAATCACTTC